CAACTTTAAATCATGTAGCTATTTTTCTTGGGGATGAGGTATTACATCATTTAACCGATAGACTATCTTGTAGAGAGCCATACTCTCCATGGTTGTTAAAATGTACAGGAAAAAGGTATCGTTATGCTTCGTAAAATAAAATTATATGGAGAGCTTGCAGAATTTGTAGGCCACAAAGAATTTGAAGTAAAAGCTGATACATTAAAAAGTGCTGTTAGTTTTCTTATAAATAACTTTGACGGCATAGAAAAATACATGAGTCCTAAATATTATCAAGTAAAAGTAGGTAATTATGAAATAGGAGAAGATGAACTAACATACCCCATAGGAAAAAAAGAAGATATACATTTTATTCCTGTTATTACTGGTGCTGGTAGAGGTCTCGGAAAGATTTTATTAGGTGCGGCATTGATAGGTGTTGCTTTAATAGCTCCAGGAGCAGCATTTGGAGCAGGAGGAGTAGGTCTTGGTTTTGGATCAACAGCAGTAGGTGGAGGATTTAGTTTTGCTGCGATGTTAGGAAATATTGGGATAGCTTTAGTGCTTACAGGTGTATCTGAAATGCTGACTCCATTACCTAAAAGACAGGAATTTAATTCTGAAGAAGATCCCAGATTATCATTTAGTTTCGGTGGAACGCAGCAGACAGGAAGGGCAGGAACTCCTGTTCCTCTAGTTTACGGAGAGATATTTACTGGTAGTGTTGTGATAAGTGGTGGTATTGATACTGAACAGGTACAAGCATGATTGAAGAAAAATATCCAATCAAAGGTTCTGGCGGCGGCGGCGGTGGCGGTAGAAATAACCCACCACCTCCACCTCCGCAACCAACTAGAGAACCTGATACTCTTCACAGTAGACAATTTGCAACATTTCTTGACCTTGTTTCAGAAGGAGAGATAGAAGGTTTTGCAACGGCATCAAAAGAAGGTAGAACAAAAGGTACGACTGCATATAATAATGCTGCACTAAAAGATGTTTTTCTTAATGACACTCCAGTTTTAAGAGCTTCAGCAAATTCTACAAATCCTCAAACTTCTGATTTTAATTTTCAAAACGTAAAGTTTACTCCTCGTTTTGGTACGGGTAGTCAAACAAAAATTCCTGGAATTGAAAGTAGCGTATCAACAACACCTGTCGGGGTAACTGTTACTGCAAGCACTCCTGTTACTCGTCAAATAACAAATACTAATGTTGATGCTGCAAGAGTGTCGATTACGTTTCCACAATTACAAAAAGCTACCGATAATGGAGACTTATTAGGTTCTGAAGTTAAATTAAAAATTTCTGTTCAATATAACTCTGGTGGTTTCACTGAGGTTATTAATGACACTATCAGAGGTAGAAGTGGAGATGCGTATCAAAAAGATTATCGTATAGCAATCACTGGTTCTTTTCCTGTTGATATTAGAGTCAGCAGAGTTACAGCAGATAGTACAGATACAAATTTAAGGGATAGTTTTCAATGGTCAAGTATTGGAGAAATTATTGATGATGCTTCAACGTATCTAAACAGTGCGTATAGCTCTATAAGACTAGACTCAATGCAGTTTAGTTCTATACCAACACGTAAGTTTAGGATAAGAGGAATAAAAGTAAGAATTCCAGGAGCAGGTGCATCCAGTTCTGGTACTCCTACTGTTGATAGTACAACTGGTCGTATTGTCTATCCTGATGGTTATATATTTAATGGAGTTATGGGAGCAGCTACATGGACTTCATGTCCTGCAATGGTATTGCTTGATTTACTTACAAATAGTAGATATGGATTTGGAGATCATATAACAGATAGTACTCTTGATTTATTTAGTTTTGTAAATGCCAGTAAATTTGCCAATACACTTGTTGATGATGGTGCTAGAGGACAGGAGGCAAGATTTAGTTGCAACGTAAATATTCAAAGTCCTTCAGAGGCTTTTGATCTTATTAATGAATTAGCTGGTGTGATGAGATGTATGCCGATATGGTCTGCTGGTTCAGTAACTATTACACAAGACAAACCAACCGATCCAAGTTATTTATTCAACCTATCAAACGTAGGAGAAGGTGGATTTAGTTACGCAGGAAGTAGCCTAAAAACTAGACATAGTGTTGTATCTGTTTCTTACTACAACATGGATAGTCAAGAAGTGGATTTTGAAGTCGTAGAAGATGCCACAATAAAAGCCAAGATAGGTACTGTGGTTAAGCAAGTAAAAGCATTTGCGTGTACTTCCCGTAATCAAGCCAGAAGATTGGGTCGTTCAATTTTGTTCGCTGAAAATAATGAAAGTGAGGTCTGCACTTTTACAACATCAATAGATTCTGGAGTTGTGGTGCGACCTGGTTCAGTTATTGAAATTAACGATCCAGTAAGAGCAGGAGTGAGAAGAGGTGGAAGATTAAAGGCAGTTACTTCTACAACTGTTGTTACTGTTGATGACACCAACGCAACTGATCTTCCTACTGATACGGATTCTGGAAGTCCAACATTAGGTTTAGTATTACCCGATGGAAGTTTTGAAACTAAGTCTATTGAATCTATATCAGGTGGAACAATTACTGTTTCTGAAGCGTTTTCACAAACACCAAATGTAAATACAGTTTGGTTACTGCAGAATACAGCAGTATCAGCACAGCTATTTAGAGTAATAGCAGTAGAAGAACAAGATGGAATAAATTATTCAATTACAGCTTTATCTTATGTGGAAGGAAAATACGCATTTATTGAAGATGGAACAGCCTTACCTACTCGTAATACATCAAATCTTACTGAATTAAAGGATCCTCCTGCTGGTCTTACTGCTTCTGAACAGATATTTCCTATCAACAATCAAGCTGTATCAAAAATTGTTATTAGTTGGCAACCTATTGTCGGTGTAACGCAGTATCAAGTTAACTATAGATTTGGTAATGACAACTTTATAAGTGAAAAAGTATCAAGACCTGATTTTGAAATAATGCACAGTAGAAAAGGTACTTATGATATTCAAGTATTTTCTTATAATTTGTTAGATCAATTATCAGCTACATCTTCAAATATTAAATTTGAAGCTGTTGGTAAAACTGCTGTACCACAGGATGTAACAGGATTACTTGTCGAACCAGTTTCAGATCAGTTTATAAGATTACGTTTTGATAAAGCTACGGATATTGATGTTACTCATGGTGGAAACGTAGTTGTCCGACATAGTAACCTTACAAACGGAACGGGTACATTTAGTAATTCTGTGGATATCATTCCTGCTCTACCAGGAAATGTATCTGAGACATTAGTTCCAGCAGTTGATGGAGAATATATCCTTAAATTTAAAGATGATGGTGGCAGACTAAGTTCTGGAGAAACCTCTGTTGTTGTAACTACTCCTGACCCACAACCAAAACTAGCTGTTTTTGTTAGTAGGGAAGATACTGATTCACCAAAATTTATAGGTGCAAAAGTAAATACTGCTTTCAGTGATGATGTAGATGGTCTTGTTTTAGACTCAACAGTTTTATTTGATACTGTTACAGATGTCGACCAAATTTCAGATTTTGATTTTTCTGGAGATGTTGCATCCTCTGGTTCTTATGAATTTGCAAATACTTTAGACTTAGGCAGCAAACAACCTTTGAGATTGCGTAGACATTTTGTTACACAAGGCTTTTATCCTAATAATTTATTTGATAGTAGAACAGCAAATGTTGAAACTTGGACAGATTTTGATTCTGCTACAGCATTTGATGTAAATGCAAAATTATTAGTTGCTACTACTGACTCTGATCCAAATGCAACTGTTACCGGAACGTATGCTCAATCTAGCACAACCATAACTGTAACTAAAAGTAGTCACGGATTGTCAGTAGGTGGTTTTGTAGTCCTCACATTTACTTCGGGTAGTGGAGTTAGCGGAAACTATGAGATACAAACCAAAACAACTGATGAATTTACAGTTACAGCAGCATCAAGTCAGACTACAAGTGGAAATGTCACTATTAGTTCAGAATTTTCTAAATTTAATACTTTTGCAAACGGAACATTCATTGCAAGAGGATTTAAATTTAGATGTGAGCTAACTTCAGGCGATCCAGCACAAAGTATTGAAATAGATCAATTAGGGTATTTAGCAGAGCTTGATAGAAGAGTTGAAACTGTAAATACTGCTATAGCTTCTACAACCTCAACTAAATCTGTGACCTTTGCTCAATCATTTTTTACAGGATCTACTGGCACAGATATTGCTGCTGGCTCTGCTTTACCAACAATAGGAATTACCATTGAAAATATGACGGCTGGTGATGAATTTTTCTTGTCTAATATTTCTGGAACGGGATTCGATATAGATGTTAAGAATGGCGGTAGTAATGTTAATAGAAATTTCAAATATACAGCCATTGGATTTGGTCGTGGTAGTTAGTGTTGGGTTAGGATATACTTAGAGAAAATTTTGGATTAGGAAATGGCACAACACGATTATGTTATAGATAACTCCACTGGAGCAAACGTCCGTTCAGACATTAATAACGTTTTACAGGCAATAGCAAGCAATAATTCTGGTTCCTCTGATCCTTCAACAACAGTTGCATCACAATTTTTTGCTGATACAAACGCAGGGATTTTAAAACTACGTAATACTTCAAATAATGGATATGTTAATCTTTTTACTTTAGCGGGTGGTGTTGATGTAGATGCTGCCAGTAATTTTAATGAAGATGTTACTTTCACAGGTGCAAGTGCAAATATAGTTTTTGATAAATCAGACAATGCTCTTGAGTTTGCTGATAATGCTAAAGCTACATTCGGAAATGATTCGGATATACAGATTAGTCATGATGGTTTGTCTACTCTTGATGATACTAAAATAAAAGTGGGAACTGGTGCGGATGTAGAGATTTTCCACAACGGGACAAATTCATTTATAACAAATAACACTGGTGCGTTTTTATTAGATGCTGATAATTTACAATTAAGGTCTACTGCTGGTGAAATCTATGTGTCTGGAACAGCAAATGGGGCTTCTAAATTAAGATTTGATGATTCAGTCAAACTTGAAACAGTTTCTTCAGGGCTGACTGTCTCAGGTAATCTACAGCCGTCGGCAGATAATGACAGTAATATGGCTTTAGGCCAAAGTAATAGAAGATGGAAAAAAGTTTTTGCTGGATCAGGCACAATTGACACTTCAGATAGAAATGAAAAAAATAGTATTGTTGAGTCTGATTTAGGTTTAGATTTTATTAATAAATTAAATCCTGTATCTTTTAAATGGAATAAAGATGACGGCAAAACACATTATGGATTGATTGCCCAAGACATTGAACAAACAATTATTAGTTTAGGTAAAAATATTGAAGATTTTGGTGCTATTGATAAAGAAGAAAATTCTCCTATGGGCTTAAATTATTCACAACTTTTGTCACCTTTAATTAAGGCAGTACAAGAGCTTTCAGCTAAAGTTGCAGCCTTAGAATCTAATTAATATAATATTTATACAGATTTAAATTTTATGACACCACAAGATTTATTAAATCAAACTTTGGCAAAAATCGAAGAAGATAAGTTAAAAAGAAATTTATTATCACAGAAAATACAAGAAATACAAAATGAATTTAATCAAATTGCACTAAATATAAATGCAAATGAAAGAGTAGTAGAGTTACTACAAACAGTTGATGGTGTCGAATTACCAGAAACAGCGTAATATATAAGAAAAGTATTTAAAATTATGGCGATCACTTACACTTGGGAGATTAACGGCACTTGTTCAAAACGTGACGCATCTGATGGTTATTTTACTAATGTTGTCTACCGTGTAAAAGGCATGGATGGATCAGAAGAGAAGGCAAGACGCACAGGTGAAGTTGTATTTACCAAGCCAGAATCATTACCATCAGATTTTATTTCTTTTGACACTTCTGCTAAAACCCCAGATCAGGCAACAATGATTGGTTGGGTAAAAGATAGTATCGGAACTGATGAAGTTACTGCTATTGAAACAAGTTTAAAAACTGAAATTGATTTAATTAATACTCCAGTGCAGACAACAGGTGTTGCTTGGTCATAGTAATAACTGACTAATAATTATTGAATTTAATATAAAAACGATTATTATTGAGCTTTATACTTTTTAATAATGCTTAAAAAAGTTCTTACAATAGCTGCTGTTTCAGCACTATCAACTCCTGCCTTTGCTGGTTTCTATGTAAATGTAGAGAACAATGCAAGTTTCTTAAAAACAGATTATCAGTCTAATAATACTGATCTCCACATTGGGTACGAAGGTGGTAATGACAATGCTTCTTGGTACATTCAAGGTGGTGGATTATTTCAGTCTGTAGACGGACAAGATTCTGAAACAAACATCAGTGCAAAAACAGGTGGCAGCGTCAATATAAATGACAGAGTATCTGTTTATGGTGAATTAAGTGGTGTATTTGATGACTCAAATAGCTATGGAACAAAGATTGGAACTAAGATCCAGCTTTAAATTGAGATGATGTTCTTGTCATCATAGATAACGTGATATAAAGGGGAGCTAATGCACAAATAGAGCAGAAAGTTATAATAGTGACAGGTACTAATGCTTTAGCAAAGGCTTCTCTCATGTTACTTACTCGCATAACTCAGGTTGCTTCCATCCTCTCACTATTGTTGTCAACGTCAATGCTTGGAGGTGGATATTTTGCATATAGATATTTTTCTTCAGAACAATTTAAATCAAAAGTAATGAATGAGATAATGAAAGAAGTACAAACAATATTACCAGGGCAGATCAATAAAAAACTACCATCAGTGACAGGTAAATCTTTACCTTTATAGTGGAAATACCAGAAATAAATATACCTGACATACAAATACCTGATGTATATATTCCTCAAGTAAATTTACCTGGATATAAACCTTTAAATGTAGAAACTATAGGTTGTAAATATTTTCATCGAGATGTAAAGAATACAGGTAATAGAAATTTATTAATAGATGATCCTAATGGAGTTACAAGTAATTGCCCATTTCCGTCTTTTATTCCGATGAATTATCAGGCAGATCAACTAATAATTACAGAAACAGCATTACCAGCAGAAGAAGAACAAAAACTACCAGAAGGAAAACCACCTCAAGCAAAAATACCAAAAGATAAAAAAGATGAGCCGATAGTTCCACCCTGTCCTGATAAAAATGATCGCAGAATTGGCGAATATACTTCAGAAGCACGCACAGAGAGAGTAAAATTGTATAAAAGAGGTTCTGATGGCATTGAATGTATCGCGGAATACGAACAAGTCACGTTCGTTGATTCCTTTCTTCCTTCTCCTAGTGCTGCTCTTAACGTGGCTGCCATTAGCCTTATCGCTGCTACTTCACCAGCAATTTTAGGGCTAATAAAAAACGCATCAAAAACAATCTTTAAGAAAATATTATCTAAAGGCAAGAAGAAAAAATAATCTTATATAATATTAAAGTTATTGATAACAAGAAGTAGGCTTGGTTTTTCTAGTGAACCTTGCCTACTTTTTATTTATTTTATGGGTATGTGGTATAACTTGATTTGGTGGTACTGTTACTTTTATCCCTTCACAAATCTCTGCGTATTTTCCAGTGAAGGTTACTCCTAACTTTGCCTG